ACCAAAGGAGGAGCCAAAGGCTGAACCAAAGGAGGAGCCAAAGGCTGAACCAAAGGAGGAGCCAAAGGCTGAACCAAAGGAGGAGCCAAAGGCTGAACCAAAGGAGGAGCCAAAGGCTGAACCTCGCACTCCAAATCAAACAGAGAGTGATTCATCGTCCGATGATGATATGCCACCTCTTGTAGAGGATTCCGATGATGATATGCCAGAGCTAGTAAGTGATCGTACTGATCACCTCATGATGGCAATCTTCGAGAAGCCCGACTGTGCACGTTGTGAGGCTGCTCTAAAGATTCTGATGGGTCATACCGATAATACTGCAGAGAATTCCGAGATTGAGTTGTCAGAACATGATACATCTGACGACGAGTCTGATTCAGATGAGGAAGAGGAGAGCAACTCAAATATGCCGTCTATGATTGGTATCATCTTTATTATCTACATGATTTTGCAGATTTTCGATCTAATGGAACGTCTTTCAAGCCGATCATCTATTCAATATTGCCGCCCATATTAAACAAATAAAACATTCTATTCTTATTTTTGTAAATAAGAATAGAATGCTCTTTAATAATACAAGAAAGAAAAGTCACCTGCATTATGGAACAGCAAAAAAAGCAAGAGAAACCATTCGATATTTAAAGGGACGTCCGAGAGGAGAACAAGTTCAAGGTGCTCAGGCGATGTATTCTCGTGCAAAGTTCCATGCGCGACAGACAAAAGATATGCGAGAGGCTATGAAAATCTATCGGAAATTCTTACGAACTCTTAAAAGACGTTCTTAAGCAAATAACGCGCGCTGACAAATAAGATACCGCCCCACAAGGTATCTGCAGCAGCAAGTCTCCAGTCATACTTCTCAAAGATGGCATGATTGGTGAGATCATAGACGGCATAGGTGCAGAGACCATGCATAAATGCCTGTTTATAGGAAGTGGTTTCCAATAGAAGATAGGCTAAAAAGAAGTAGACTAGACCTGCACTCACAAATCGGAAGGAAAGAGGCGCACCCTGAATGCGCTCAAACATGGCACGTGCAAAAATACCGCCTGTTCCAAGCCATAAGAGATCAATACATAAGAGGATAAAAGCGGCTTTCAAATAAGGGTTCATTCTACTTTATCTTTTTTTTAATAAATTCATTCCACATTTTTTCTAATTCTTGTAGATTATCTTCTGTTGCATCTTCGTGCAAAGATAGGATAAGAAAGCTGCAATGTGATTTATCCTTTATATTTTATACTAAAATTGAATGCATCATTGATTCATATTAGAATCAATGATGCGCATCAAGTCTATTTCGGTAAAAAGCGGCATAGTACAGCCCTCTGACTTTCTATCCAAATTCAATGAAGTGCAAGAAGAGAATACTCGTTCATCATTCATCTCCTCCATTTTAATTCTTATCCTCCTCTATGTTCTCAAATATATTACATTTACGAGCTTTGCCGTAATTGACACAATTGAGAATGACATTACTTATTGGAAGTTTGAAGTGCCATGGTGGATTCAGGGTATCTTTACAATTATGACCACCTTTTATATTATCAAAGTGGTATACTTTTATCGTAAATATAAAGAGCAATAAGATCCTATTTTTATTGCGTTTGAATTGACTAATAAACGTGCTCCGTACGGAGTAGTAATGGAGTCGACTATTAAGATTGATGCATTTAATACAAATTTACACGGTTGCCGTCTTCTCTGTCAAGGACCCTTTCCGAAAGGCCAGGTTCCACCCATCATGGAATCCATTCAAAAGTTGCGAGAGCCCTTTAAGAAGAAAATTCTTCTTTCCCATACGGCATTTTCCCTAAGCAAGTATGTTCCTGTGCAATATGACGCTGTATTTCAGATCAAGGATGGTCAGGATTGGACATTGGCGCTTACGTATATGACGTATGCGCCGAAGCCGCTCTTAATCATTTCGGAAGATCTGACCATTCCAGACGGACTTTGGCAGAAGCTCAATCGAAGTATGACATTTGTGAATATTACTTCATCGCCCATTATTAATGTACGCGCATATGATGCTATCTTTTTTGCGCCCATTCAAGAGGCATCACCCTTCATGGAATATGTGTATAAGACACTGCAAACATTTTATCGTACATCTTATACACAGAAAGAGCACAAAGAGATTGTAAATGAGTTACGAGTAGCTGGAGCGGGTATTGCGTGGTCGAAAGTGGATGAGGAGTCACAGGGTGGAAGCATTTTTTGGTATGATCCCATTCAGCAGAATCCTGGGGATAAACTAACTAATACGCAGCTCGCGGAGTTATTTTCATTTCTATCAGATCATTTCTCGCAATAAATTTGAAGATTTAGATGAAACAGAAATAGAATATATGCCGACTATCAATGGAAATCGATATGCGTCGCGACATGTTCCACGACGTGATGTGCTAGAAGAGATTTATAAACGAGATGAACTACGAAAGCAACAAATTAATCAGATGACTATTCATTTGATTAAAAAGGAAGATAAACACAGAGACTGTTGTATCATGATGTAACAAAAAATAAGTCTTATTTCTTGTTGGATCAATTGCGACGACGACGAGTACGACGAGAACCACCTGCGGCAGGAGCCATCGCATTGACTTTTGCCTTTAACGAATTAGCAACCTTGGCGGCATTGGCAGCAAGCTTGGCAGCATTGTTGGCAAGTTTGGCCATGTTTTTAGCCTTGTTATTTGCATTATTAATCACTTGAATGGCTGCCTTTTGTTCGGAAGGTGTTCCCATAATCTTGTTCATGAAGCTTGGCTCAGCTGCCTTCTCCGCGGCGGCGTTAGCTTCGCTTGCAGCTTCTTCTGTGGCAGCAGCGGCATTTACAGTTTTCTCATTATGTGCAATCATGCTATTTGCCATACCGTTCACCTTCGCATTTGTCTTAGCTTGAAACAGCTTATTATTGAACTCGCTTAGATTAGTAGATGATGTGCCAGTTTTTTGTATGGGTATCGTATTAAACTGGGGGTTATAGGGTGTGGGTCTTACATTATTAAGCATGGCATTAACCTGTTTATTAGCATTCTTCTTAGCAAAATATCTTGCCCATGATGGATCAGATTCTGCTTTCTTACGCAGGATTCGGTTAGCAGATTCAGCAGCAGTTTTAGCACCGCCGTAGGATTTACGCGAACGATTTTTGCAAGTAGATGGCATGGTTCTATGATATTATTAGAAAATTAATGTATAACTTTTCTAGCGTCTGGAACGGCGTGTCTTGCGTGTTGAGCGTCGTTTTTTACGTCCGCCATTTTGATTATTATTACGATTACTACGATTATTATTATTTGTATAATTATTATTATTTACATTATTATTGCGATTAGAAGAATTATTATTAGAATATACGTAATATTTATATGATTCATCGTCACCGACCGCTTTAATATTAGTAACATCATCATTGTTATCCATCTCATTAGCATAATTTGTTCTTGTTGCTAATAGACGAAGAATAACATGACCAAGATCATCTTTACCGATTTCATTAAAAATAATATTTGCCATTTCTTGTTTTTCTTCATCGTTCATAGCATCTAAACGTTTTCTTATTTCAGGTTCAATATCATTTTTTAAAAAAAATGTAAGAGGATAGGCAGATGATGCGTTCCATGGTATTTCAGTATTCGTATTTTTTACTGTATTTAATAGAATAATAGGATGCGTTATCGTAGGTTTCCATTCACCATTACTATTCGAATCACCCATAAAATACTCTTCTAAGATGCGTTTCATAACACGATCAAAATCATGTCGATAAAGAGCAAACATTGGGTCAAGCTGTTCAATTTCTACAATCGAATCTTCACTAAGAAGTTCTTCATGCTCTCTTCCAATTACATTGATTGAATCAATAATAAATTCATTAATTTCCTCAAAAAACTGTTCTACTTCGGCACGATTCATTCCACCGCGTTGTTTACGCTGTTTGCGTTGTTTGCGTTGCTTGCGTGTTCTTACACGTATGGACGGCATACTCTATGATATGATTATATAAAACCATGCAATAGAATATAATAAGAGCAATTTAGTTGCCTGATCCGCCCATGAGCATCTTTGACAAGTCGGGCATGTCTCCACCACGCTTGCGCGAGTGACGACGAGATGACTTGGCCATTGACTTACGCATCAGCTTGAAGGTGCCCTTCTTTGGCTTGTAGCCCATGGCAAAGAGGTGCTTGATGGCCTTCTTGCCCGCGGCATGCTTCTTGCGTGAAATGATGCGACCGTGGTGCTTCATGAGATCTTTCTTCTTCAGACCGCCGGATGTATGCTTAGCAGTTCCGTGCCATACTTCGGCTTTTGAGCCAGTTGCTTTGATATGTGACATTTCTAAATAGTGTTTATATATTTTTTCCACGCAGTTTCATAAAAAATTGAATAGATAAATAGATGAATCGGAAGGTAACCATGGAGGACGAAGATTCGTTGGAGACTTCATTAGAGCATCTGGATGAGCTTGATAATTACGAGCAGCTTCTTGTGCTAAATCAAGAAATTGCACTTATCTCTTATCATAATTATGATCCACCAGATGATTGGTATCAACACCGGATTCAAAAGATCCAGACCTATTTCGAGCTTGATTGGGATGGTATGATACAGCGATTCCAAAATAAAAACCCTATGATTGTTGAAGGATCAACACATATACAACAAATGTTGTATGAATTACTGGAGGAATGGTCTACTTCACCCGCCTTCAATTTGACTGTATATCATCGTGTTCTGAAACTCATTCTAGAATTATGGCAGTTCTATCAATCCAATTATATTGGGGGTGAGAAAGATGAGGATATGATCGACTTGATTGAGCAAATGACCCATATGAGTTCATAATCATGATCATATCTTTATTTTTATTGCATTATCCATAAGAACCTAAACAGTATAATCGATAAAATAATAGAAATGACACAAAAAATTGAAATCCAAAAAACCGAAAAGAAAACGAACCCAGTCATGACCATTACTTATTTCAAGAACGAAGATGGGCACTTTGTGTGCCCTGAATGCAATGTTGTCAAGAAGCGCCAGAATTCAATGCATTATCACATGAAGAAACATCTCGAAGAACTTGATCATGTCTGCAAAGTATGTAAAAAGGGGTTTCTTCAGAAACAAACACTGGATCTTCATGTGAGATCGAAGCATCCAGATCAATTGGAGCAAAAACAGGCAAAGTTTAGTTGTCCCTTTGATAATTGTGAATTCAGTGCGATTACAAAAGGAAACTGTGTCATTCATTGCCTTCGGGTTCATTACCAGGAGGAAATTAATGAAGTTATGATGATTGATGAAGAGACAAAACTCATTTGCTGCACTGGATGTGATGATACTTTTACATCGAGTGGTAGCTTTTATTATCATTGCAAAAAATGTCTTGATGTGGGAAAGAACGACGTCTTTGAAAAAATAAAGGAACTGATATGAAAGTCCTATTATTTATTTTTTACAGGTCGGATGACCATAATCCTCACATGCTACGCAATACTGATTGGTTTCTGTTTGCTCGATCAATCCACAATGAATGCAACCAATTCCAAATTGTTTGCACCATTTTCGAAAGCATCGAATGTGCATTTGATGACCGCATGGCACTTCCATGCGCGCCCATGTCATGATTTCATTATTCGAAATGCGAATTGGTTGCTCGATTAGTAAACATATTTCACACTTCCAGGTTTTTTCATTTTGAAGAAGTTTTGCGTAATTGCTGCACTCATTGCATTCATCATTCATATATTGGTGTGACATGCTTACATATGGTGCATCCATCTATCTAGATTCAATTTTTTATAGATTCGGATAACGCGCGAAAGATAGATTGCTGATTGATGGTATAGATTTATTACTCCTCATGAGCTTCCAACATTTTTACGAGAGAAAAAAGATGATATCCTCCCGCTCCAAAGGCAAGTAATAACAGGAGCTCATAGGCCGAGCGAGGTGTCTCCTTCTTATGATATCCAATGTAAAGTAAGAGGGGTGCAACTAGTAGAACATGAATCGCATTAATCCAGGCATTCGACGAGTTAGCACGTAAACGTGTGAACAGTCGGAAGCTATGATACAGTAAAATAATCATACCGATAGCAAATACCGACATGTATACCCAGTGAGGAGTATCCGCCCGTTTGAATCCGATAAAGAGCAGAAACGGGACAATAATAATCAAATGAAAGATGGCAAGAACAAAGTGGGAGTCCATTTCTAATTGAAGAGGATAAAATTTGAAAGATAATAGAAGAGAGAAATGGCCATGATCTATTTCGCCACTGCCATGAACATGGATTATATGCAAAAAGAAATCAAACGGCTTCAGACTGTATTTAGGTGTAAGATCTGCAAACAACAATATGAAAAAGACTGGTGCAAGGCCGATGAATCTACCTGTTTCTTTTGTCATCGATATTCTCCCACTCTTCATACCCGAATGATGATCCTCCGTGATATGGAATGGTGTTACATTCGGTCAGGATCGGAAGATCGTAATCAATATTATCACATCTTTAACAAGAATCTACACTTATGGTGTAATCATTTCCATATTTCACAGACAAAGGAGGAGTATGAATACATTCTTGACAAATTCATAGAGTAACATCATTGGGAGGATCTTTCTTAAAATTAAAGGGAGTGGGAATGGGGTAACACTGGCTTGAATAAAAAGGTATTGGCTTTTTTTCTCGTATCATGATATTAATTTCACGTTGCTTGATCACTTTGAGTTCTTCCAGTAATTCTTGTACACGATCATTTTGAGAAGATAAATGCTGACAGGTAGAGGGATGATGTTGTAAGAGAAGTTCACCCTTCAGTGTTTTAATTTCAGAAGAAAGTGTATGAATCAATACGCTTTGCTCATGAACAAGAGATTGTAATGCATCGATCTTTTTATTGAGTTTCGATTCCAAATCTAAGGCAAACCATTCTTCCTCAACAATGGTCGCCATATTACTATAAGATTATAAAATTTATTTAGGTTTATAAATATCGAGAACACGTGCCGAAGGGTCAATGTACTCTGTCACCTCTTTTCCATTAGTCGACCACTTAGGTTGCCAATAACCTGGAATGACTTCTTGACGATTGAAACCAAAAATATTGCAGAATACATTACGATAATAAAAAGCCTCTTTTGTCTGTGGTGTACAATATGGAAATGTGCTTACCGCATATGTCATATCCGAATCTGATACCTTATCCTCTACCCATTCCTGGATGATCTGATACCACGATTTCTCACCCGAAACACCGTCACTGAAAGCCTCCTTCTTACGCCATAAAACGGCATCAGGAAGAAGATCCGTATCCGCAAATGCCTCACGTAGCCACCATTTCTCCATGTGTTTGTAGGTGGGCATACGCATCTTTCTAGGAATATCCCAATAAGCCTTAATAAATTCGGTATCCAATAGTGGAACACGGCCTTCCAGACCCCAACGAGCAATGCAGCGATCCGCGCGCTTCACATCATAATAGTGAATGTTCTTCACATAGTCTTTCGCAGCCATATCAAGTGCCTTACCATTTGGCGCATACCAATTAAATAAATAAGAGGAGCAGACTTCATCTGGACCCTCGCCCACCAGAACTACCTTACAATCTGTCTGTGTCCCAATGTATTTGGATACCAAGTATTGTCCTACGGATGCACGAATCGTTGTGGTATCCCATGACTCAATCGTCTTAATCACATCATGTATGGCATCCAAACCCTCCTGCTGCGTAAAGAAGACCTCGGTATGATTTGAGCCGATATGTTTCGCCACCATACGTGCATACTTCAAATCCGTACCTTCATTCATGCCGCAACAAAAGGTTCGAATGGGTTTACCCAGCATTTTTGCAGACAAGGCCGCAACAAGGCTCGAATCTACACCACCTGACAACAAAAATGCAAGGGGTTTATCGGATGCGAGACGACGTCGCACCGAATTCATAACGGCATCACGAATGCTCTCCAAATGACATCTCGGATCATATTCTGGATCAGTATAGTCATACTCAGGAACATGATCGGACAATGTCTGACATGAAACCGAGTAATAATTCATAAAACCAATCTCATTGATATCATAGACCTGCATAGTACCAGGTGGAAATTCGATCATAGTACCCTCATAGGAGAGTGCACCCTTTAGTTCTGAAGTAAAAAAGAGATTGTCATCTTTCTGGCTCATATACAAAGGGCGAATACCAATTTCATCACGACACGCAATCACCTTCTTCAAATTCTTCAAACGATCGAATTCAAAAAGAACAAAGGCAAATTCACCCTTAACACGGCTACGAATAATCGATGAAAACTCACGTTCATGCTTGGTTTGAAGGAGTTTCATGTAGAGCTCGGGAATCACCATACAGTCATTCTTTGATGCAGGAAGGGCATATTCTTCAATAATATCCTTGAAGTTGTAGATCTCGCCATTGCAGGTAAAGATGATGGTACGCTGTTCATCCTCCAAGATAAAGGGTTGGTTGGAGGAAAAGGTATCGTCCATGATAGCGAGACGATGAAAGCCGATGAGCACATTTTGATAGGTTTCAAAATAGGAGTTATCGGGACCGCGATGGGTCAACTCGCAAAAGTCCTTAAACAGTGCAACAAGATCGAGCTTGGTCTTCTTCAGATTCACGAGTGACCAGATGCCACACATTTCTAACTTTATTTCGATTCGCTTATTTAAACCGTTTTTGGAAAGCATCAAGTGCCATCATGTGATCGGCCTGTGTTACCGCGCATTCCATCCAGCATTGCAAAACTGCGAAGGATTCGCCACATAGAAATAAGCCAGGCATTTCTTTCGGTAATGGTTGCAATGATTTCTTGCTCTCTTCAAAAATATCATATTGTCCTGGTTTCCAATAGGTACATCCTTCTCGCCATGGATGCATTTTAAAAAATAAGGGATCAGGAATGGATCGATCAGGAAATAAATGACGAATATGCTTCATAACCTTGTTAGGGACTTCTTTTTGATTCATCCAATATTTGGCATCATCGCCATCCGTATAGGAAATCATAATCGAGCCACCTCCCATGGGAAGGATGTGCCGAATCGGATCATCTGTTACCGTTTTTGGAAGATCGGAAAACCACGACTTTCCCTTATGTAAGGGGAAAACTGCGTACATTCGAAGAAGGGGCGTCATAATCAGCTTATTTAAAATAGGAAGGGTAGAAACACCTTTGATTCCGCGCATGGCATTGGCATGGAGTGCCATGACGCAGGTCTTGGATTCATAAAATGATCCGTCGCGCGTTTTCAAATGCATCTTATTTTCGACACAGCTTATTTCGGTCACTTCTTGCTCATGTTGAATACTCCCTCTCAAAGATAGAAATTCATCAACCATTGCCTTAATCAAAGAGGAGAGACCCTCGATGCATACATAGAATCCAGAGGATCGTCCCATTTCATAATCAAAGACATAGATTCCATGATCGGCGCGAAGAGTATGCAATTCAGAATGATAGGGAAACATGGAATAGAAATCGCGCGCTTTCTTTTCTCCAAGAATCTTATTCCATAGTTCTGCAAGGGTATGCGATTGTAATACCTCCTTTGGTAGGGATCGAAGTGGTTCTATATAGATGTTATGTAGATGAGAAAATGTGTTGGGATGGGTGGAACCTGCATGGAGATAATTAGATTCGGGAGGAATGGGAGCCATATGGAGGCCATATTTTTTGAGAAGTGCGATAACCTTTGTATGACTATCCGCAATTCGCCCTGCACCATTTTCCCATTGAATATGACCAACATGAGGCAGCTCCTTATAATAGGTAACTACACGTCCACCATTATATTTGTATTTTTCTAAGATGGTACAACGACAGTGGGGATGTTGTCGAAGAGTTTCTAATCCAGTTCGTAATCCTGCGATGCCTGCACCTACAATAATAAGATCGTATGACATCTCTGATGTATGGTTAGGAAAACCAATCCGTAAATTTAAGAAGAGATCGACAAATAATTTCACAGGTAAGGAAAAACATGACAAATGCACTTAAAAGAATAAAGATGGCATCGGAGCTTTCAGGGGTTGTAGTAATTTTAAACAATTCTAAAAGAGGATCGGTGACACATTTATGATCTTTTAGTAATCTCTGTTCCATTCTTGTAACCATGCATCCTCCACAAATAATATGATGGAAAAATACGAAGGAATAAAAAATGAAATAGATAAGAAGATTCCAATAGGATGGGTAGAAAATATGAATCAGGACATACATAATCACTGCAGAATATACAAGTGAATAATGAAAGCCACGAACAATAAGACCTAATTGTTTTTCATCGGTTTCCCAAAAAAATATAGCACGAAGAATAGCCTCACCACGCGTTTGAATAGTATCCGCGAGTGTGGCTGACATGTGTACTTATCATTTCGATTAGTATTTTTGAATGAAATCTTCACTGTATAATTTTGGAACGAAAGCTAGCGGCAAGAGCCTGTTGTAGTTCTTCCACATCGGTATCCGACTCGTCATCCATCATTGCGGATTGAGCTGCTTCCGAACTCGCCGCTGCAACAGAATGAACCGCCGCTTGTTTCTTTACCTCATCCGTATGGTGTTGTGTGCGAATACGATAATATCGTATCGCATGATGGTCTACACTATGATCAATGCAAGGCACCGCATAGTTGTAGGATTTACTGACTCCAAGAAGAGCATCATTGATCATGGTAATCAAGGCTTGAATTTCTTTGTCCAGATCCGCAAGGAAATTTTCTAGTTGGGGAATGGGAAGAAGGGTAATGTTACGAATGGGACCATCTTGAAAATTCTGCACACGATTGATCAACTCAACAGCCACCATGCGAAAGGCGCCAAAGATCTCTTGCAGTTCAGCATCACGCTTTCGTTTTTTCTCATTGGTAGCCAGTGACTGTCCCCACTTTTTCTCATCCATATCGCCCAAGAGGAATTTGACATGAATGGAAGCGGTCGTCTCCTGATCCATATGACTGCGATACTGACGTGTAGAGATCTCCTGTAGTTCTATGCAAATACGATGGAATTCCAGGAATCGATTCGACACTTCTTTTTTTAGTCCGCGAGGAAACCGAACGAGTTCCCACGCATTGGGAAAGCCACCACACGGGACATCCATAGGATTGCGCGGCATCACACCGCCCGTGCGTTTCATCCATTCGTAATAGTGGGGATTGTGGATCGGACCCGAGGTCACAATCTTACCCGTTATCCAATTCCATGGAGTATTGCAGCTAATGCAATACATTTGATCACATCCGCTGCTCTTCTGGATAAATTCACCACACTTTGGACATGGTTTACAATCAGACTTGATCAGCTCTGCTGTCTCGATGTCCTCTTTCTTGCATTCATGAACAGCATCGTGTGTGTCGCCTTTTACCATAAAGCACTTGGAACAACTGTACCATTCGCATAATCCACACTTCCATGCAGTACTAAGGAAGCCCTGGCAACCGTCATGAGTGCAGCGTCGAATGAACTTCTTCTTTTCTTCCTCTTCTTTCTTCTCCTCGGAGCGGTCAGCACCGCGATGTTCCCAGCGAATATCGTAGGCCATGTTGCCCTTTTCACGAATTTCTTTGCGAATTGCCTCTAATTCGTTGAATCGTTTTGAGATAATTTCAAGACCCTCCTCGGTACGAACAGCGTTTGGACCATAATACGCCACATACGATCGCGTATACTCCGCAGCGATTTTATCTTCGGTCTTCTTTAATTCAGCAATGTCTTTGTGAATTTCCTGAATCATAAGGGCTCGTTCTCTCTCACGTTTCTCTCGTAGCGCCACATCTTGCAGGGGGGGCAGACTAGCTCTTTCGCGATTGATAAGAACTTCCTGGCGATGTTTGAAGTAGGTTTGTTGTAGAAATGTTTTAGTACAGATTTCTTGAAGGGTGGCATCGGTGTAGTTCACACGGCAGTGAAGACAGTGCGCATCTTCGTGTTTGCTCAGAAGATACTGTTCAATGCACTTGGAACAGGCAGACTCTTTGCAAAATTTGCAACTAATTTTCTTTCGAATGACGGAAGTGTACTTGTTGGCGCATACATTGCAGAGTTCAGGCTCCGCGCTGATTGCAGCAGAAGGGTCAATAACAATATTTTTTGCTTTCTTGGACATGTTGGCTAACTTAACCAATTATTTCAAATCGTTCAATTTTTATAATTTATGATTCAATGGGACTTCTCTTTTTATCTATAAGTGGTTTATTTCTTTTATCGGAACCTGAATAATTTGATAATGGCATTTTTGGATGTAAATAGGCTTGAAATGCTTCTTGAACTGCAGACAAATCGCTATCCTTTTCTGACCCTTGCTCTGCCCCTGTTAGAATGTCAAATGCGGTGACATATCCGTGTAGGGCACAGATCATAGAGAGGAGTTCAAATTCTGCCATCTGGGGATGAGAATGGATGACATTGATTTCAGAGGGTAGTGCCTGTTGTCCATTCCAGGTGCAGGAGTGATGTAAGGTATACTTCATTCTTTCCTATGTTCTTTACAAATCTTTAGCCTCAAAAATTGAAATCGAAAGAACTAATAAGAAAGATAGATGCATTCCTATCGCACTCGATTTCAAAAACAGCAAGAGGACACTGAAATGACCGATGCAGCTGAAACACTTATACAAATATCACAGACTCCTCGATATTTGAAAGACCTTCCCATTCGCCAAAATGCCATGAAACGTGCGAGAGAGCTCTTTCCGTCATGCCAAGAGGGAGATACCATTCTCCTAAACTTCTTTGTAGATCGTAATGAGTATGCCTCTGTAAAATACATTCAGAAACAGGATGGACAGATGCAAATACATCGGATTGACGCTCCATATTCCACTATTACCATTCAGTGGACACATCAAGTAACAGATTTTCGGTTTTAAACGAAGTAATAAAAATTGAAACGTATATTTTTCATGTTAAAAGTAACCATGGATTACAAACAAACGATCATTAACGCCCTGGATGTCTTGAGAAAGCGCGATCTCGCTGACAAGCAGCCCTTCAAAGCCCGTGCTTATGCGAATGTCATTGGACAGCTGAAACGAATGGATCAGCCAGTGCAATCGTATGATGATCTCGCTGCTATTCAAGGAATGGGAGACAAAATCGAAAAGAAAATCAAAGAAATTTTGGAGACGGGTTCTCTCCGATCTGCCGAGAAGGCAAAAGAAATGTATCACATTGATGTCCTGGATCAGCTCCAGAACATTTATGGGATTGGACCCGCGAAAGCTACGGAGCTCGTGCAAGCGGGAATTCGAAGCATTCAGCAGCTACGCGATGAAGTTAAGCAGCATCCAAAGATGCTGAATGACAAGCAAAAAGTAGGTCTGAAATATTATGAAGAGTTGCTTGAACGAATTCCGCGTGAAGAAATGATGGAGCATGAGGATGTTGTCAAACACTATGGATCATCCTTATCTATGGAGATCGTTGGCAGTTATCGTCGCGGCGCCCTTAACTCAGGAGACATCGATGTCTTGATCAAGGTGCCAACGGGTACTCCCGCAGCAACCGTAAAGAAACAGCTTGCCGACTATGTTCAGTCCTTGCTTGAAGCAGGATATATTGAAGAAATACTTGCATTAGGGGAACACAAATGCATGGCGATCTGTCGATTAGATGAATCGGGAACGGCGCGGCGATTGGATCTGCTAATGACGCCTGAAGAGGAATATGCGTATGCGCTCCTTTACTTTACGGGATCGGATCGGTTCAATGTGGCATTCAGACAATATGCATTGGATAAGGGATATACGCTGAATGAGCACGTGTTAACCCCTACAAAAGTGGATATTCCTGTACCGCCTTTTATGAAATCCGAGAAGGCGATCTTTGCCTTTCTCAGACTCCGATACATTGATCCTGATCAACGTGTGGACGGAAATCAAATTATTCCTTTATATAGACGACCCGCAATTGCAATTTAAAAACAGAAACAAGATAGGATGAGCTATTTTGTTTTTGATTTGGATGAAACACTGAGTAATCTCTCATCTGTATATTATCATATTATTACGTTAAAAATGAAAAAATATATCGTAAGTCAGCGGGAATATATGGAGCTGTATTATCCTGCTGAATTGCATCAAGAATTAGAAAAAGCCTATGATTTATTTGTGAACGCTGTGTTGAAAGAAGAACAATCCGATAAGCCATTGGGTATTCTTCGGCCTGGTATTCTGGAGGTGATGACTGATTTGGCGATGTTAAAACAAAAGCGAAAGATTATGGATGTTATCATTTATAGTAACAACTCGCATTTGGAAAGTATTCAATTTGTTAGAGATTTAATCAATCGTCATGTGGGAATGGAATTAATTAAAGAGTGTATTTCTCGGTTTCATCCGATACGATTTGAGGATAATCAGACAGATCTACCGATTAAAACATGGCTGGTTCTGAAGCGAATCTTGGTGGAAGGAAATTGCAAGGCACCAAGATCATTAGAGCCGAAGCACATTTATTTTTTTGATGATTTGCGGCATATGGATCTAGAGATTCACTTGAAGGAACGATATTATCGTGTCTCACCTTACACCTTTCGCGCATCTCTTTCACGAATCAATGCATTATATGAGGTCTGTTTACGTGAAGCAAATGTAAGCATTGGACTTCTCCTAATGCATATGATAGATATTGTAGAAATGGGTAATGCTGTTCTTTTTACCAATCCGCTTCAAGGAACCATGCAAGATCTACTTGATGTTTTTGAAAAGGCAGTGGGTGAAACAGGGATGGAAGTTCCGCGGGGCTTTGATGTGGGTATCCTGATGATGAATGATGCCATTCAGGAAGCGGAAAAGTGGAAGAGGAAGAGGAGGTGCACGGTAAAACAACGACGGTATACGGTCAGGAAATAAAGAGAGTAAGTAGGGAAATGAACTTTTTCATCCTATCGTTTATTCTGCTTGTCATATCATTCTTCCTTTCGAAATCTTTTAAAGAATCCTTCGAAGTAAGTACTTGTAATCAGCAAACCAGCTGTCAAACGTGTGCGGGTGCAAATGGATGCAGCTGGTGTCCTACGTCAAACACTTGTTTGAAAAGCACGGATCTAACCACAAATAACCCCGACTGCAATCAAAATAATACAATCTCTTCTGCATTCTCGTGTCCTTCTGCTCAAACCACACAGCCTGATATTGCCCGATCTCTTACTAGTGATTCCTTGTATCAGAATCAAGTGGCAGATCGAGTCCGACCACCGAATGCCTATTCCAATCCTGATATGGAATATTCAAATGAGACAGTGATGGCAGAATTACATGATGTTCGAGAGCAAATTAAGAGTGGTCAAGCAATGCTTCCTGAAGTCGTTCAACAACAATTTTTACAGATGAAAAATATGAATGCACTAGCATAATGCACAAATTTAGAAGAAGGATTAAAAATGAAAACATTCAAAAAAATGAAAAATTGACGAATCTAGATTCTAAATTAGATAACAAACCCATCCATGTCTCTCGAATTCCGCAATCAATCCCTTATCAATCTATCCAAAATCACAGTAGATGGTATGACTACCCAGAAGCTCGACTTTCTGGGAACGATCCATGTATATGGTATGACATACTTCAATGTATTTCGCCGTTACAACAGTGTCTACGAGATTGTACTGGAAGACTATTATAGTGACTTCCATTACCATAAGGACTACACAATTCGTCAATCATTGCAGCGAATTCTGTGTCTGAATGATGAACAGATGAAAGACTTTCATATCATTTACGCGATTTCATTGAAGCATGGTGCGTACATGACGGATTGGCACAATCTGTCAAACATGCGCTGGTCAGAGGTTCAAGCAAAGTATCAGGGAGTCTTGCTGAATGTGGGTGGAATCTTGAAGGAATATCATGAATCGATCTTAAAAGAGGAGCCATCATCTCCTCAAGTAGAGAATCGTCCAGTTACGATTCCAAATGCGCCAATTCGCCCAGCGTATCAATCACGCCCCGCAAATATTGTAGTGGAAACGGGTTGTGCAGATGTTCTTCAGAGACTGCGTTGTCAGAAGAGACTCACCGATCGCTTTGAAGAAATGGAAAATAAAAAGCGAACGTGGACGCAATTGTCTGAGTCTGAGTCTGAGTCTAACGAAGACGAAGACGAAGAGGATGAGGAGGACGAAGACGATGAGGAGGACGAAGAGGAAGAGGAAGAGGAAGAGGAAGAGGAAGAGGAGGAAGAAGACGAAGAGGATGAGGAGGATGAGGAGGGCGAAGAGGACGAAGAGGACGAAGAGGATGTGTACTTGATCTTGCGCAATGGAACCAAGATTCAACGCAAATAAACAATCAAAAAACAAAAATAAACCCTATTTTTGTTTTAGGAGATATAAGAGGATGCATTAGTAACCACCACATTTGGTTGTGGATGAGAAGTGCAGAAGTTATGCCCCATGTTATTGAATAATAGGGAGTCAGTAGTCGGTTTCGCAAAGAATTCAGAGGGAGTCTTGGATGGTTCCATAAATTGCCGCAAGGAACGAGATTCCTCAGTAGGAACTGCAGTGGATGCACATCTTTTTCCTAAATAAGACGGCGGAAGATGGATATTTTTAACAATACTCACTGTGACGATATAATGATCAATCTGAAGCGTCGTGCTATGCTGCCGAATCAGATTTTGCTCAATGAGTGGCGTCACATGATCACAGAACTGCTTGGTCTGATCCATTACAATTTCGGTTAAGGATGACATGGTTAGCGTTTGTTTAACATAGAATCCAAATCAAATTTATTTACGAACCACGCAATACAACATAGCAGGGTTTAATACACCTCCATCCAAATCAAAGAAATCCGCTTCATTCCATTCATTTGCATGAGCGACAGAGCGATCCTCATATAAGGTACTGTAATCAAATACAGAGAGGCATGCATAGTAACAGGCTGATCGAAATTGTCCCTCTGCGTTAAACCAGTAATCGTCACTGTTGGGTGCACGTAGAAATCCATACATTGTTCCTAGTGTAGGAATCATATGAAAAAGATTACGCCGCACAATATAAAGATTATTCTTTCGAAGAGTTAAAATATATCTCCCATAATGCAAATAGCGCCAAAGAGCTGCTTGATAGGTCATCGTCTCTGTTTCATGAGGCAACCACTCTGTTTCACAAGGAGAATACTCTGCCAAAATGCGCTCAATATTAGGAATTACATCATCGGAAATAATGGTTGTCATAAAATATGTCAGAACCGATTGATCTGTTATGGGAATCTTGGAGAGCTGAAGCTCTTCTTTGATCATGACTACTCTCGCCCGAATTTCTTCTTCTGTCCAGTACAGCCAATGAAAATCAATAGGTTTTGCATAAATGCTATCCGTTCGTGCGCGGACAATGTAGTCATATTGGAATCCGCCGATTTGTTCATAGTGACACATCTTCATGTAGGCCAACTGCAGTTGAAAGTACTCAATCATAGACCCGCTATGGCGTAGATAATCCTTCCAATTATTTCCGATGATCATGTTCTTGAGCTGGGTTTCACGGTGTGCGATCCATTCTTGATGATCTTGGATCGCGAACCATTCAATGGAAATTAAGTGACTACCAAATTGGTCGTAAAACCAGTTTGTCCAGGAATCATTGGACTCTTGTGTATCATTTTGCACACATAGAATAACATCAACTCCTTCGCGTATTAGGTGTTTCTTATGGTAGCTCATGGTTTTTTTGATGGTGCGCAGAGCGCCTGTTAGGATGATACAGGTTCGCATTTGTTATAGAATCGAATGGTGGATTTAAGTCAATGATTTTTCAAGTATATCTTGTACACGTTGAAGACGAACCTTAATTTCTTCTAGATCTGAAAGTCTACTCTGGATCGCACTAATTTCTTCTTGAGCGGCATTCAGATCATTTAAGATTTTTTGGATATCAAATGAATTGGTAGTGGAGTGGGATCCAGAGTCGGACTCCGAATCGGACTCTTCATCTGGCAACCGAAAATAATATTCAGAGGCGGCAGATCGCATTTCCGCGGTAGGAGTATCAGGTACAACCAACACCCATCTTCCTTGTTGTTCGATAACAATGCCAAGAATGCGAGGTTTTACTGGATCAACCACAACATTTGTCCCTTTAATGACTATATAATTTCCTTTTTTAACACAATCAAATGTATCTTCATCGTTATCACTCATATTAACGATAATAGACCATAAATCTTTATACTAAAATTGAAAGGAATTGAGTGATATTGAATAGGTAATTAGACAATCATGGATCAATGTGTATCCCATGTTACAGGTATCATTATGATTGTAGTTTGCTTGTTAGTAGTTCTATATTCTGAGCATGAATATGCAGTAAGAGAGCATCGTCATTTACGAGAAAAAGCTCTTTTACTGGAGGAAAAACAATTGGTAGTATCCATGTATCATGAAGTTCAAAAAGCGGTATGTGTAGTGATCAACATGGAACAGGTTCTTCCGCTATCCAAACAAATGTTTAGTAATATTTCGTATTTCTGTACAAATTTACAGAGATAAGATGAGGTAACTGATTATTTTTTATAGCCGTGTATTCTGAAATTCTTTATGAATAATGGATTGGATATCTTGTAAGGGGATATCAAAGTAGGGGGCAGGTTGTCCGCGTAAACCACGTGGACCGACTGGACCAGCCGATCCTGCGGGACCGGCGAGGCCAGGTAGACCCATTGGACCAGGTGAACCATCTTTACCAGGTGGACCTGCTGGTCCATCCATACCAGGCAATCCTGCAGGACCTGCGGGTCCGGCTATACCACCTGGACCCATTGAACCTGCAGGTCCTGCGGGGCCGACTGGACCAGCGGGACCGACTGGACCAGGAGGACCGGCCACACCATCTGCAGCACCGCCAGCTGGACCTGCAGGACCGGCTGGCCCCGCAGGACCAGCGGGACCGACAGAACCGGCGGGACCAGCTGGACCAGCTGATCCAACTGCGCCAGCGGGGCCAGGTAGACCAGGTTTGCCATCTGCACCAGCTGGTCCAGGAGGACCAGGTAGCTTGCAACAGGTGTATTGATATTGATAGGTTCCCTGTCCACTACGTATGAGATGAATCTGTGAAATGGCTTCGTCTGCTCGACAATTCATGGCATGGCGGTCAAGATAAACGGCATTACCACCACCTTCATCATTAAAGGGTGTTGTTACGGCTCGGCATTTATTGCCTCGGCATCCTTTAACATGAACATCATCTTGCATACTTGCCCATGCAGCCATATCTGCTTTAATGGTGCGCACATTGCCTGCACCACAATTAGGCCATTTATGGTCTGTATCGTTACAGTATACTACATTTCCACCATTAGGTGATTTTTGGTACCATTTTTCAGTACCATTTGCAGGATAGACAGTTCCGTCTGCGCTACATCCCGCATCGAGCCACATTTTTTGAAGACATGCGTCGGAGACTGAACTAGCAAGAGTATCATCAGTCACACCTGCACATGGATCAGAATCAAATCCTTCGCTATGGCGATAGGCCATAGTAACGATTACTGCAATAAGTAATACTATCAAATAGTACAGCATTATTCTATTTAGTAGTATTTTTCTAAAATTGATCTATCTCTTAAAATAAATAGGCTACAAATATGTCAAAACGCAAACTTCGAATCGCACACGTAGAGGAAAAGGAAAAATCCCTTGCAAGTCTTTTGGAATCCTATCGTGAACAAGAGTATCTGCCCAACTATGTTTTCTCTGATCTTCTTCATGTATCCTTTCCAAATGCAACCATTACTCACAGTTATTCAGGACAGCATCACATGATTAAAATGCCCATTCGTGATCTGCTTCAGGCACCCATCTCCAATTGGCAATATAATCGCCCAGCCGATCGAGCCCGTTCAGAAGACATTGCCCATTTCATTGTAAGTTCAAAGAAGCCCGTGGATACACTAATCTATGTCAGCTTCAATAACAAGAAACAGTCGTATGATGTAGTTGATGGAATTCATCGATATACTGCTCTTAAAATTGTGGAAGAAAGGTCGAAGCACATGGATTTAATTTCAGATGAATTTGGCGAAGACATGACATGGCTCTTTAATTCCGTCATCTTCATTAATGTTCGCCTAAATTCTCCTGAAGAAGAGCTCATTGGACTGTTCAAGTCCTTGAATAAGAGCAATCCGATTCCCGAGTTGTATGTGCGTGATTTGGTGAAGGATAAGCGGGAATGCATTGAGATGTTGACGATAAAATGGCAGAATCAGTATAAGGCTCACTTCTCTACAACGAATAAACCACAGCGACCCAATATTAATCGTGATCGATTTATGGATCTGTTGGATGCCGTCTATGATAAATATCATGTGACAGAAGAAACAAAGGATAAGTTGGAACAAAAAATAGTGCAAGCAAATCTGAACATTTCGCAAAATGTGCCGAAAAAGTTACCGACTAGTATTCAGGATAAATGTAAGATGACAGGATGTTGGCTCTTTGTGTACACTTGCGATGAACTGGTGAAAATGGTATAAAAATAAGAATAAGATTCGTATTTTTATCGTTCAGGTATATCGAATGATGATTATATATTAAAATTTGATGTAAAGTTCAGCTTAAAAATAAGCAAAACCATGAATCCACACTTCTTTATTTCCAACTGTTTAGAAAACATTGTATATAGTATCTGTCTATTCTTCTTGATGTCTACTTTCATTCTTGCGATTATGTTCATAACTGATATTCCTCCTTCAGAACATCCAATCTGCCGAGAAGTCTGCCTTCGACAGTGCAATTTCAATGCCATCTGTGAATTCACCTGCTATAATGATTGTCTAAAAGAGATTGATTACATACTTGCATCAATCCATAATCCATAAATAGTACATAGTAGTATTTTTATTGACACAGATTATTTCTACACTATTAATAGAAATGTCATCATATAAAAGAAATACGCGAAAATCGTACGGAGGTAGCATTCAAAATAATTTGAAAGCACAGGAAAACATTTTAAAGAAATTAAAGCTGAATCTAAAATGGAAAAATGTGCGTCAATTTACACATGCCCAACGAGCAGAATTTCCACAAAAAATTGCCAATCAACAAAAAGTGGTAAATGAATTGCGAAAATTAGCAGCTAGTACTACTAAAATAAATAATGCTGTTACTGTGATTAAAAATAATGTTACCCAAACCTCAAATGCAGTCAATCGTATCAATCAGGTAGCAGAACAGCTCAGCCCGGCTAGCGCTCAAAATGCGGTTACAACTAGTGCAGTTGTAACCGCAAATGTAGCTGTTAATAAATCAAAAGAGCTTGTCGCATTAGCAATGAGTGTTGCAAATCGTGCCAATACATTATCAAAAAAGATTCATTCTATGACTGGCGGAAAACGTAATCGCCGCACACGTCGTAATTAATTCCGCAGAAAAGGCGATACTTTCCTACTAGCAATGCATGGTTTTACAAAGATTAGTTGCGAAACCATGTATTCTTTTACTTGAAACAGCGTAGAGGGCATAACGAACCCATTTATTATTTTTTCACCACCACATTTTGCAGCTTAATCTCACATGCTGGTATATACTTTGAAATACCCTTAATGTATTTAATGACACCCTTCTTGATCACAGCAGAATCCTTGATGCACGACATCACATTGGTACGTATGGTATCCTTGGATAACTTATGATATCCACTTAACAAATCAACGAGTTCTCGTACTTCGATCTCATCACCAGGTATGCAAACGCGCATGATCGACTTGATCCAGATTTTCTCTTTTTCCTCCCCCGAATCACGAAAGACATCCTCTGGAATCTCCAAGGGGCGGGAAGAAGACTCCACTTCTTCTGCATTGCGTGCCTTCTTCAACATGCGATCCAGACGATCCTCGGATTCATCGAGAAGATCTGTTGTCCAACGAGACAACTCATCCATATGTGACTTATGACGACGCCATTCTGTGCGACGCTTCGACAACTCTTCAATCGCCTTCTCCAGTTCACGAACGATCTCCGCACGATCAAACCCAACGGTCTCTTCTTTGTAGTACTCCCACCAGATGCGAAAGAGAGACTGGAGCATACCAAATACTTTGTGCTCCTCCTCGCCGCAAAATTCTTCAAACTTGTTAATGTAAATCATCATCTTATCTCCGTCAAACTCAGTCACAAGAGAGCCGCCTGAACTCTTACCATAAATGTCGGTTGTCTTACTGATCATGACACCAATCTTGGCTTGCGGATTCTCCTTCAAATCTCTCAAAAACTTATCTACCTCTGCTTTGGGAACGGTGGCAGTATAGTTCTTGAGTTCAAACATGACCACGTGCCCCTCAAGCTCCACGGAGAAATCCATCTCATGTCCGCTTCCAAGATGGGTCTGGTGCAACTTGAACCCGCGACAGAGACCATAGTTACGCTTTAACTTTTCACCGAATTGCTCTTCATAATCTGAACCCTTGGTTTTAACGTTTGCAGCGCGTTTTCCAAGGGTAGAGGATAGCTTACCAATCTCTTCCGATTGCTTGACAATGCTCTCTTGCAGCTTCTGATAGGCCGCCTCCATCTTGACCAGTTGATCCTCTTTGGAGGCAACGATCTTTTGCATCATGGCTTCCGTTCTTGTTGTGGCATCTTGAATATCCTTGTCGCGAGATTCCTCGAGAACCATTCGGCGAGTTTCGAGTGAATCGTATCGCGCTGTAAGGAGTTCATGATCTTTTCGAAGGAGACGGATTTTCTCTTCCCACTCCTTGGTACATGTCTCTCGTTCCACTCCTTGTGCAATCTTCATTTTTTCCAGGTATTCATCTCCAATCTTGTTCTTTTCTTGTGTAATTAGTTGGAGTTCTTCGGCAAGTTTGGCAAGGCGTTCATTGTATTGGATGTGAATTTTTTGAATTTCCGCATCTTTGGTTTCGGTAATTTTACGAACATCATCGTGTGATCGTCTGGTTTTAATCGATTGTTGTATGGTGGCTCCAATATATAATGCTTCTTCCACTTCTTCAGAGCTTCCACGGATAAACACGGAAGGTATCTCAAATGTATCTCGTATGTGTACATTGAGCTGTTTGAGCGGATGGGTGCGAACACGCTGGTTCATTACTACATATATCGTGGGTTTTGTTTATGCTGAAATAGCAAATTAAAAATTGAAGATCAAGCAAATGGAAATAAAGAATTATCCCAAATACAATATGTCTATTTCCATGAAAGCTGGTTCCCGCAATGAGGCAGGATTTGTCAATAATCTTGATCGCAAGGGATTCACGCAGAATAAGGGTCTGTCTGAAATTGTTGCGAATGCATCTGATGCTGGTGCATCATATGTTATGTTCCAGATCAGCGGCAATGTTATCAAAATCTGGGATGATGGTAAGGGCATGACACTTGAAAAGATCCAACATATGTATGATTCAGAGCGTGAGAATCATACTACCGAGGAAACCATGGGTGTATCTGGTGTCGGTGGATTGATCTCGCTCTATATCCTGTCCAAGGATGATGATGGGGCGGCGCGCCCTTCTATGACGTACACCAAATCGGAGCATGGTCCCTACTTAATGAGTATTGCACCGTGGGATGTTATTAAACAGGAGGTGAGATATGATGGAATGGTTGATATTGAATCCATGACGGAAGAACAGATGGCAACTTTCCACAAAGAAACTGTAGAAAAATTCAAGATCTCAGGAACAACCCATGCAATCCCCTACAGTGATGGATTAGCTGCGATTCTTATCGAGCAGTTTCAAGATAAGCCGAACACCGAGATTATTCCCTATGAATCTCGATTGTCCGTGATATTTGGGAAAACACCCATTGATCTCTTCTTGGATAAAGGAGATGGAACACCTGTGTTAAAGCTCAAGAAATATGACTATATGTCAGGTAAAAACAATGAGTACTATGTTGGGAAGAATGAGGAGCGCATTCATTTCATTCAAGATGAGAATGGAATTCAACAGAGTTTGTGGTACGATGACGTGGCGGAAAGTTGGATGGCGTTTCATAATCGAAAGAAGACGACAGAACGTGATATCTCACCTACACCGTTTCTTCCAACCTATAAAACAATTGGTATTCTCACGATTACAACTGCCATGCGAATTGATCCTCAGATCTTTGACCCGTTGAATCCGGTTCTTTTAGATTCTGCTTCGCTGACCTTAAATGCATATGACAGCATATTCTTCGATTCTGCACATGGCCATGGAGAGAAGCTAAAATCCTTCTTTGGAAAGACTGTGTTAAATCGAAACACACAACGAATTACAGGGTGGTCTCTGAAAGGGGATAGCACGGGTGTATCTCGTGGAGGTGCAAAGTCTCTCTTGGAGATGGTGCATCTTCGATGCGAATTATCGTATCACACTTACTCGGCGCAAAACAACAAAATGGATGAAATATTGGGAATTCAACAAAATAAAAATCAGCACCAAAATGTGTTTCCACTTCATCTGGAGAGAATGATTGGATATTTGCGATCTCGACATTTTGAGAAAATCAGAATGTATTTCAAAGGTGTAGTGGATGCGAAGAATTCGCCGAAACGAGTTCTCCCACCCATTGCTTCTGTCCCTGTTCTTTCAGAGTCAGAGTCAGATTCAGAACAGAGTGATGTATCAGAAGAAGTTCAAGAAGAACCATCTGAAGTGCAGGAAGAAGAGCCAAAAGAGGTACCATTCGAACAGCCTCAAACGATCTCGATACAAAATGAAACTTCAGTTAATCTAAAATCAGGTGCTCTCCTTCATTCCGAAGAAAGACCCCGTGATCACTATTCTCCGAGGCTTACCCAGTCGATTGAAGAATCGCGACGAGACTACTTGGATGCGGCGGCACGTCTCAAAGCGTTTGCGGAGGATCCGAACTTTGTGACGATGGGAGGAAATACACTACTAGACTTTATTATTCAGTACATTGAAAAATCAGATGGAAGGTACTCGGGTCATTATTAACGAGCTGGTAATTCTTTTAAAATACGATCTTTAATCTTGAATAATTTTGATTCTATTTTTATTAATTTTCTCATTCTAGTTTCTTCCCAATGTTGTTCATCATTGCCCATTTTATCTAAATGTGCATTTAAACGTATATTACACATTTCAGGGTAGATGCCATTTATTACATTTATTTACAAAATAGACAGGTGCACATTTTATGGAAAATATGTATTTCAACAGATATCAGACGATCATGAAGGATTAGATGATGAAATTCGAGGAATTCTACTCAAAGGAGTGAATGCATTTCGAAAAATGAAAAATCTAGACCCTATCAAAAAAATAATGATTGGTATTATGTCGTATTCATTCGATCATTTTGCACCATGTTTTTCTAGTGAAAAGGAAATTCAGGCATTTGATTTTTATTGCGAGGATGTAAATTATTATGAACATAACATGTACATCAATGGTATAAAATTGATGTTTAATCTTGAATAATAAGAGGTATTGATGATTGTTTATGTATTACGATTGAAAGAGAATCGATTTTATATTTCAAAAACAAATAATATAAAAAAATGCTATCGAGATCATCTGAATGGCACAGTGTGTGCCTGGACAAGAATGTATTCGCCACTATTAATGGAAAAAGTTATTCCCAATGTTGGGGATGAGATGGTTGATATTCTTGTAAAAGAGTACATGCTCCAATATGGAGTAAACAATGTACGTGGTGGCCGATTCCAAGATATCATCTTGGATGAGAAAGAGTTATGGTCAGCATTTATGTATTGTAATCATTGTCATATCATTGGACATGATATCAATATATGTCCAATGTTACCTCCTTCTTATCCCCTGCTAAATCTTGAAAGTATATATTATGTATATGAATTAATGAAAAAGCAGGATGCGATGGATGGTTGTTATAAATGTGGAAGATTGGGGCATAATGGATGGGATTGCTTTGCGGCTATGTTTACATAATAAAAATGGTACCCTCTGCGGATACCATTTTTATTTTGTTTTTATTTTTGATTGCAATATTTTTATATAGTTGTAAACTTGTCGCAGCCTGTTGCATGACGCAATGTAGGGATATTTCTCATTTTCCAGTCTGTACCAACCGCTTTTTCAGACATAATATACATATCTCCTGGATGCAAGGGCACCACAATGCGCTCACCAATGGCATCGCCCTTATAGAACCATTGATAATGCATTGGCATTGATGAGTGTCCAATACGTACACCAACCACTTTGCGACGCTCCGAATCTCCATGAAAACCAATACCACATTTTCGCGTGTCGTAGTAATAATTTGACTCGACTTTGAGATTTTCTCCTTTGGGATGCAGCGCCGCAATTTGATCCAGAAGTAATTTCATGAGAGGGACTTCATCATACCCTACGATGCGTCCCATTTTGTTTTCGTAATCGGGTTCACGGCTCTCCTCATCAAAGCACAGATTCCAGCGCGCATGCTTATTCACAACACGACCATACATAAACGCATGTTTATCATAAACCAGGCGTTTTTGTTCTTCGAACAGGGTGAGTTGATCATTCAGAAAGTAATTCACAGCGCCGCGAATAACCAAGAGATACGCGCCGAGATCGGTCTCTGCCCCTTGTGAAAGATCAATCAATTCGCAAGGACACTCGAGTTCCGTCATAAATGTTTCAATCGTTTGCAGATCCTCCAACTGGAATCCTTGGCCAACGGGTACCAATTGTCCGATTTGCTCCATGCCTTTGTGATTTTCGGCCATATCGCCGAAGGTAAGGGTGATTAATTCGTTCGACATGTTTGGAGACTTAACTTTTTTTTTTTATATTTTTATTTTTTCAATTTTATTTTATAATTTTTGACTATCTGCCAGACCACACTTTTATGAGTGATAAATGTGTATATTTTTCCCGTTGATCAAAGGTTACACCCCATGGGCAATAGTCATGTATATCCCCAAATAATGAATTCTTTACTTCACTTTTTTGTAATAAACATGCAATTACTCTTTCAAAATTACAACGGTTACTTCTATTCAATACATGCATTAATAATTTACTAAGATCATATTTTTTATGAATAGAAGATAAATAATCATGCGTAATGATGCACATGCCTCCAAAACATCCCTTCCATAAATGTTTGCTTTCATAAAATGTGTTTAATTCTGCATCATTAAAAACATTAATCATTTTTTTCTCTTCTTCTATTTTATCCCAATCATGTCCGAAATCCCATAATATTTTATAATTGTCTACAGTAAAATCGATATATTTATTGATAAATACAGAATCATGAAGTATAACGGCAATGTCAAATAATTTATGATGTAAATAGTAATAATAGGGTAACAATTCACCTCTTTTGGGATATTCACTCTGTATGACTGTTGTTTTATATAAATTCTTTTTGGTGATGCATTCATAATTGCTATTATCGTCAATAATAATAATTTTATTTTCCGGATAGTATTTTCTAATAGAATTATAACAATGAACCCAATAGATATTTGTTAATTGATCAATTACGTGTCTTAGTATAATAAATCCAACTTCCACCATATTAAATATAGTACATATATTTTTATAACAATAATAACATCAATTACTATAAAAATATTTAAAATGTGTAAAATGAAATTAAAAGTCTTTTTTGATATGATCTTTGAGCACCATTACATTCATATGAAGAACTTTCAAATCATGAATCTTATTCTGATCTTTGTATTCTTTCATTACGTGTTCCAATGATTTTAGAAGATTATCAACGGATTTTTTATAGGCTTCTACCTTATAATCGTATCCTTTTGCCTTCATGAGAACCATCCATCCAAGTTCTTCAAACATTCGCTTATGCCACGAATGCAAACTGTGAAATGTCGCAGCATGCTTCGGAAGCTTCATTGTCTTGTTGCGTCGAGCCATTCTATACTATATCGTTCGATTTTTTTCTCCGATCCAGAAAATGAGAACGAATCAGATTGATGACTTTCGCGATACATTTTTCAGAAATGTGATTGAAGAGGCGAAGAAACAAGAGGATGCGAAACGATTAATGCAGTCAAAATGTACACATCACTATGGTCTTGTATTAGAGTCTTATCCAAATGGATATCAACAACGAGCCTGTACAAAATGCGGTCACAGTGATGTACGTAAATTAGAAGTATGGGAAGGAACAAAGAACTGCGTAATTTCCTAAATTCTAAATTCGTATACGGTAAGTATAATGTTTGAGTGGTTTACTGAGTTGATAACCTGGATTATTTCCTTCTTCTATTCTCTATTTGGCTGGGATGCCAAGAAAGTGACATTTGAGGATCAGAAGGGTGGAAATGTAGTTGTTCAGGATGCAGCCGCTCTTCTTCCCACCGACGAGACAAAGATGGAGTAAGATAATTAACTAAGAAAAATGAATTGGTAAACGGTAACAACTAAGCGGATTTATTCCTCTTTGTTGTCACATATTTCGAAGAGCATCGTCAGCATCTTTCGTTTTTCTTCTGCTTTCGCATTTACCATCTCATCGATATTTATTGTTTTTGAATGTTCTGCTGCCAATCGTAAGTGATAGACCTGTACCACCTTTGTTTGACCCATGCGTACTGCCCGTGCAATGGCTTGATCCATCAATGCTGCCGTCCACCATGGGCTGACAAAGATGATACGATCATATTCTTGGAGATTAAGTCCTACACCGCCTGCTTGGAGCTGTAGTAATAGCACGGTAGTTTCTGTTGTTTCTTTTGATTTTTTAAGGACGGTTGTGCGTTCTGCCTGATTCATAGAGCCATTGTACATCAGAATGTTTTCATCTTTCACCAGCTTTTGTTTGAGTAAGAACTCATGAAGGATCGACATCTCATCGTTGAATTGGCAGAAGAGGATATACTTATGCACATCGTTATCGTCATCATTTTCCATAATCATTTGAATTGCCTCCAGCTTGGCACTGGGTGCAGTCCAGTTTGGACGATCGTAGGATGGGTCACTTCTTCGCTTTGAGTTAATGTATACCTGTGGATGTACTGAGATCTGACGTAGGCGAAGAAGAAGGAGGAATGCCTCGCTGCTACTGAGGAGTTCTTTTGAGTACTTTGCAATTAAGGGTTCAGTCGCTCCTTGTACGCCTTGGTAAAACTCTTCCTCTTCGTCTGATTGAAACTCAAGGACAAGTTCGATAATCTCTGGGATGGGAGGTGCTCCCTTAATCACCGAACGAAGTGAATTCAGAGAGCGATGAATCACAATTTGAGGAAGAAGGGCAAGAAACCGCGGTTCCCAGCGCCATAATCTAGAGCATGGTACACCGATAAACGCGAGAAGGCTTATAATATCCTTTAGGGAATTGACCAGCGGAGTTCCCGTTACTGCCCACCGAATGGGTGCCTGAAGTCGTCGTGCATATACGGCCACATCGCCATCTCCATTACGAATCTTATGTGCTTCATCTAACACGACGCGATCCCATATTCTCTTAAATAATGAGATTCGATGATACAACTTCTCATAATTACTGATGTAGACTGCAACTTCGGCATCCACATTAGGATTCTTACACTCCCATTCGCCTTTCTTGCTTACTTCAAACACGGCTATACCAGCTTTTTGGCAGACAGATGACCATGTGTCAATCATGGCAAGAGGAGCAATCAGAAGAGTTGCATCCTTTGGATGATTCAGCATGACAGATACGATTTGAATCGTCTTCCCTAGACCCATATCATCACATTGGAATCCACCATAGACCTTAACAGTCTCATTTGTATCATTCATAGGCACACGTGTGCCTTTTGTCTCTTTTTGGAGCATCCATCGAACGCCATCGAGTTGATGTTGGAAGTATGTAAAGCCATCCCACAGCGGAGAAATGCGCGTCATGATGACACGTTGTTACCAAAAATAAGATTGGTTCTTATTTCAAATTTTTTTGGTATAGTCATTTTGTGATTCATCTAATATGATTCTTCTAATTGAATTATTCAAAGTCGATCTTCGTCGGCATCTTCATGATCATGAAGCGCCATCAGTTCAGCAGTAAAACGTTGAAACTCTACACGTGCATTTTCGTCTGCTTCTTCGGCAGGCAGCGCCTGAAATTCATCAATGAAACGTTGGATCGCTGCTCGTGTTTCTTGTCTATTTGCCACATCGTGTTCTGTGTCAAGTCTCTCAAATTCACTCGTCAAGCGTTGAATGGCCGCTATTGTTTCTTCCTCGTCTATTCCCTCCGCGTCATATTCCTGCATTACATTGACGATACGTTGGGTTCGCGCGATGTTTCTTTCATCCGCTGCTATATCGTGATCTAGTTGTAATCTTTCCATTTCATTTTCTAGACGTTCACGCACGCTTACCTGTTCTTCTTCATCAAGTTCCAGCTCTTCTATTTCTGTAAGGGAAAATCCCACATCAATTAGTGCACCAGGTGCATGACGGAGCCATTGATCTACTGTGTAGCATTGAACGGTATAGATGGATTTTTCGCGTTCTGTAACGAATGGAACGAGTTCGTAGATGGAGTAATCCGAATAGGGCATGACATTGAGAATATCGCTGGGAAGGCTTTGTCGATTGGGAGTATCTACAACGACTCCCATGCCAGGTATGCGAGTTGCTCGTTCTTGCATGTAATCGCACAGTGTTTTGCGATGAAAGGCTTGAAGTTGATCTGACACTTGGAGAAGGATGTGATAACTGGACTCTTTGAGAAAGGCAGAGGCATCAAGTTCTTCGTATGCAATGACATCAAATGCCTTTTGACCTGTCAGCATATTTGCATTTTCACGCATGTCCCGCTCTAATACGGCAGGACATGGTTTTTCTTGTAGGCAAAAGCCACGTGCCTCATATTTTTGAATGCGTGCCAATTGGCGTGATCCTACTTCCAAATCAGACATAATATGCATTTTATGCTCAATGGTATCAGGATGGATGGTTTCCATTTGATTTTCTTTTGCATTCCACCATGTCATGCATGGGCTCAGATCAAAGTACTGTTGTACATACTCTTTGAGTTTTCGGTAGTTCAGCAGAATGAGTTGGATCTCTTTTTGATCACTATTCATGAAAGAGAAGATTTGCGAGATATGGTGTACTTTGCTGTAATCACCATCGTGATTGACTTCGAATTTGGTAGTCACATTATAACCTTGTTGAAGAAGGAAGTTGGTAAAGCGATAGAGATTACCACGCTGTTCGTAGGAGCCATGTAGCGCGATTAGGTCGTGATTATCTTCCATCCAGATGTCGAGATCGCCTGGAACAAACTGAGGATCAACTCCGTGTTCTTTGAAGTAGGCATAGAGTGCCGCACTTCCTGCAACAAGAGAATTTGTCGTGGAAAGAAGGGTGCGAAAGGCTGGAAAGTCTAATCCATAGGATGAAATGAGTGACTCCATGATATGTGCGTCAATGAAAAAAGGCGGCGCCTCTTTTTCAATTTTTTATTGTTTAGTCGATTATTTTATATTGTATGTTATGCGGTAATAAGGAAAGGAAGAAGGGGGGCTTCACCTTTGATCAGTGTGGCGCCTGCGGCGGTGGGATGACCACGAAAGATCGTGCCCTCGGTAAGATTGAACTCGCGACTGCGAGCATAGTAGACAATTGACTTCTTTTGTACAACCATGCCACCCTCCTTAGTCAAGAAGGATTTCTCGCGATAATTGATGAAGACATCAACGCCAGGATAGTTGGTAAAGACGACATGGGATGCCTCAGTGGTGTCAATCATGATATCGGTATTATTGATCAGATAGAGGTTGAGTCCAAGCCAGGTATTGGGAAGCTGCCATTCCGTCGCATGATTAAAGTCAAGCGTGATGAAGTCACCTCGAGTAAGAATCTTGCATAGTTCGGCATCTTTTTGATCAAGGATTTGCTTTCCAGTAGTAAGATTTTCGATCTGACCCTCTTGTGACGCCATTTTGGTCATCCATTGATTGGTCTCTTCGATCACAGCCTCGATCTGGCTCTTGTCTTGAACGGGCTTATGCGCCAGCTCATTCAGAACTTCGCGGATGCAGCGATCCTCATAAGTCGGATTGTCCCAACGATCAATGCGATCGATTACGTAAATCCAGAACGGTACCACCTCTTCAGGAAAGAAGTGGCGAAAGACCTGCAGAGCAGCGCAGCACTCCGTGTGAATGGGATTGCCATCCGCCGGCCACTGATCCTTGGAGGTTGCATGGTGATCAATGCACTCCACAGAGAGAGCACCACCTTTCATCCACTTTTGACGCTGGCCAATATCAAAGCTCACATCGACCATCAAGACATGCGTATCCTTGATCAGTTTGATGGAAGGAATGCCAGAACCCGTCGGAGCAACAGGATACAATCGGACAGTGCCACTCTGCGAAAGTTTCTTGTGCGCGATGAAAGCAGAGAACCAGCCATCAATGCAGTTGCCGTGGAAGAGAATGCTGTAGTTTGACATGGAAGAGCCGAAGTAATTAGATACTGTGGATGAAAATAAAAAGAAGTCAGCAAACTTCAATTTTTATTTGCCATTTGTCTATTTTTCGAAAGATACAATGAGTGGTAGGGGAGAATTTGTATTAGCAGGATATCGTGTTTGCCAATGTTGCCAGGTGAGTTTGGAATCATTTATATAGGGTGCAATACGTTGAATCCATCCTTCGTGAATTTGATCAGAGTCCCATTCACGCCAGACAAGTACCCATGTTCCAACAGGATCGCGAAAGTGTGCATCTTCTGCACTCCACCAAACATTGAGAGAGAATGTAGGAGGAGGATACTCATTATCATGTTCCACCAAATCATTTCGATAGACTTCAACAATTGCAGGAATGAAGACGTTACAATTACGAATTGGCCAACTATTTAAGTTATCGTATGGAATGACTCGTTCTGGCCATCCCTCTGTTAAATTTGGAGGGTATTGTGGGCAAATGCGACCATTGACAAGATGTCGAAGTTCGTATTCATTGACCCAGTAGTCTGCAGGATTTTTTGTAGGATATCTTTTTTGAAGAGTTTCAATGGCATAATGAATACGAAGACGAAATCCATAGAGGTGATCCAATTTGAGAGAGGTAGAAGTAAGTGTGGGATAAGTGTTCACCAGAAAGTCATGTGATAATTGATACAAGTTAATTTTCATATCACGTGTGTCCTTACTGATAGAAGTTTCCAGTGAAGAGCCCTCTATTGGTCTTGATTCTAGTTCTTTGATGCGTTCTTGAAAGTATTCTACTGCTGCGGCACATTCAAAGGAACTATTAATCGCAGAGGTAAGAGTACATCGGATGTCTTGTACAACATTACGCAGAATGAAGAAGTGGATGGAGGCAGATGGATTGGAGATCTCCTGTTCTTTGGCAATTTTGTAGAACATATCATGCCATTCTTGGACGGAGGAAAGATTAAAGATAAACATCATTGATTATTTTATCAAAACATTACACTTCAATTTTTAGAGAGACATTTGAAAGCGAAAGGGGCATCGTTCTTCTTCCAACCAATAAACATCAACAAGTTGCCACATTTTTGGAGTACCCATACGCTGAATTCCCACGGTATGACGAATTGCACCTAGTAATCCAAATGGTATACGTTCATTAATAAGACAAATGGATGTACCAATCGAGATCATCATGTGATTTCGTGCAACTAATTCTATTGTTTCTTCCAATGGATAGGAGAAAGAAAGAAGATCTACATTATCCATATCAGAAAGACTATCTTTCAGATTGGCAGTTAGAATATGGTAGGGCTGAGAGAAAGCGCCAGCAGCTAATGCCCGTTCAAAAGCAATTTCGGTAGCCTCTTTATCAATCACGCGAAATGTAGTAAGTACAGACATGGCTATCTTCTTTAACTAAAAATAAAAGAACCAATTATTTCAATTTTTTATAAGAGTTATTTACAATAGATTGTTGCAAGAAGACTGATGATATACAATTTTACTAATACATCGGATGTAATCATATGAAATGATTGAATGAGTTGTAGGTAATTCATATTCTTTTTTGCAAGTTCTTCGAATAGATACATAAAGGAGACAACACCTGTTGTATTACCTCCACGTACGGCATCCTCTATCGCAGATACAGTGGAATGTATGTGGTCGATTGATTTAGAAAGCATTTGGGTTGCAATCTCAACCTGGACTGCAACTTCATTATTTTCAACGGGAAGATACTGAACGGTATGTATGATAGAAATCAATGGATTGATTACGCAACATGCGATATCGTTGATTGCATTCAATGTGATATATTGCGTATCATCAGGAATCTGTAGAAGATCTGAAAGAATGGACATGATGACAGGGTTATTTTATACAACGCGATGTATTTCAAATTTTAAACCATTTTTGATAAAAATAAAGGGGGGTCTTATTATCCTATCTATTTATCGAAAGCGAGTATCACAGTATTGAAATGGCGATGATGTGTGCTCTTCATATGCTACCATTTTACGGCGCCATCACCCCTGTTGTGTAGGGATAGTAAAATAGTTAATTTTTCCACATATCATATAACAAAAAAGAGGTTTTGCCTCTTTTTTGGCTTTTTTTAGCTTTTATTTTTTTATTTTTTGTCGTTTTCTCATTTTCTCATGTTTCGTCGTTTTCTCATTTTCTCATTTTCTCATGTTTCGTCGTTTTCTCATTTTCTCATTTTCTCATGTTTCGTCGTTTTACTCGGCATCCTCATCAACGGGCTCTTCAACCTCATCATCGATGCGATTTTCAGATGGAATGTATTGGCCAACCCAATCACCTCGCTCACCTTGGACAGCGCCCTTGGTGTAGACATGGTACTTGTTGTTCGCCATGTAGACCTTGCCCTTGTGAGGGAACAACTTGAAGGCTCCATCGGCAGGTACCTTCCAAGGAAGAACCGCTACTTTCTTTGCGGGCTCCGAGACTGCGGCAGTTGCAACTGCCGTGGGCTTCACCTTGGTAATCAGCGCCGCCAGGCGAGCCGATGTTGCCGCGGAGACAGCCGCAGGGAGTTTAGCGCTCTTCGCAGCCTCTTTTTCGGCTTTCGCTGCGGCCGCCTTTGCCTCTCGCTCCGCTTTCGCAATCGCTCTGGCCTCTGCCTCTTCCGCCTTTTTGGCGTCGCGCAGCGCTTTTTCCTCCGCGCGCTTGGCAGCGCGTTCCTCTTTCTCGGCTTCGAGGCGCGCCTTGCGCTCCTCTGCGGCCGCGGAGATTTCCGCGCGAGTGCGGCGCACAGGCGCCGCACTCGCGCTGGCTTCCTTGGGATGATCCTCATCATAGGACTCCGAGAAGGCGACCCATAATTCCGACTCACTGTCCTTCAGGTGCTTGGCGAGCGACATTGCGTCCTTCATGGTAAACTCCGAGCCATCCTCGAAACGAGGACCCTCTTCGGTCTCCACGGAAGCCTCCATTTCGACAATCTCGTCACCATTCTTGGCATCGAAGGTCTCCCAGCCATTCTCCTTGGCGTTGACGAAGACAATATCGACCCACTCCTTGTTCTTCGCTAACTGCGGAGGAACAACGCCCGTGGCACGAGATCCCTTCGACGCGGAGGACTTGGCACCCTTGGTCAGAAGGTCAGCGCCTGCCTTCATAACGGTGCACAGCTCGGTGGCGGTCATAGCGGACATCATCTGAATAATGATTTCAACAGGCGTGGACATGCTTGGAATGCTTGGAAGCGCGGGAATCAGTTTTACGTCTATAATTCAAGGACAATTACTTCTATCTCAAAATTTTATTTCAATTTTTTTTTGAATTTGATGAGTTTTTGGAGGGTACCATGGGGGGAGGGGGGTACCCCCTATGTAAGGGGATAATCAATTTCAGAAAAAAATTGATACTGTTTCTCCATGGGGAGGCAACCCCCCCCTCCCCCCCCGTGCTTATTCAAGGGCATTGTCAATTTCAGAAAAAAATTGACAATGTTTTCTAATAGGGGCACCCCCCCTCCCCCCTCTCTTTTTGTTAAGAGACGTGATCCACTTTTTAAAATTTTGCAAAAAAAATTGAAACTGAAATGTGGCTAGAGCTTAGTCAGCCGAACACTAGTAGACAGTTAGTACGCTTAAAAGAATGAACACCATTCGTTCAATTCACTATCATTGCGAGGAGTGTGATCATGCCTTTCGTTCTATATCTTTGGAGGTCTACACTTGCCCATCTTGTGGTGGCAGTGCAGATCATTATCTGCTGGATAATCGTCAGATAGCTCAGTTGTTTGAGGTGCGATCCGTTGAGAATATGACCGATGATGAAATTCTCACTCAACTCAAAAGCTACTCGTGGTTCTCTTACAACAAGGAGATCATTCAAGCCTGCTGGGTTATATTGGAGGTTCTAAAGGAAGATGAATATTACACGGCGCTGCATCAATGGATGGGGGAACATTATGATCTGGCTCCTACATTTGCGGAAGAAGTGGGTCGTGAAATAGAGACCATGGAACATCAGCACGAACTTCCTCCTCACTGTTGGAGCTGTTGAATCCGTGTGAAGCATCTGATCAAAACAAAAAACAAAAAAACAAAAACAAAAAAGGGGGCAACCCTCCCTCTTTTTTTGTTAGGGTAACTACATTTCTTAATTTTTTCAAAAAAATTGAAACTGAAAACTGACAGAATAGAAGTTGCCGAAAACTAGTAGATAGTGAGTAGGTTTATAAGCAATGGCTCTTATTGAAGACTTTGCGCGTTGGAACGAATTGCATCAGGAATACCTTTCCAAGATTAATCCGAGCAAGCTCTCGCGATATTACACGCAAGAGAACGCGGAAAATTATGCCAAGCTGCATGCTACGCTACAGTATTTGGCAGAAAAAGGCCAGTTGCGTGTCGAACGCCATTCAGGTTCTGAGGAATGGTATCATTCCACTGATATCCTCTTGCCGAACGGAACAAAATGTGCAAACACGGTCGGTTTCGTGACCGACATGGATGTGCATCTTGGCAAATGGGACAAAGAATTTGTGGAGCACACGGAAGTTGTGGATGAGAACCACATTCGCATTCATCTGATGATTGGCACGTACCATCCAGAATTGCCTGAGTTTCGTGGCGAAAATATGGAGCACCTTGAACTGGGAATGAACGACGACTACTTTGATGGTTTTGACATTGTCATTGCCAAGCGCTTCGTGACAGATAACTTCTAAATAAATCATTCCTATTTCATAAAAAATGACGAAAAACAAAAAAAGAAAACTGACGAAAAACAAAAAAGAGAACACCCTCTTTTTTGTTTTTTCTATTTTAAAAATTGAAATTCTAGTTTGAAATATAATAAGTCACTCCATATCCATGTCCGAGTTTTCGTATCATAAAACAGAGGAGTTCCATGTTCCTGCCATGACACGCTCATTCTATGTTAACACACGTGAAACAATGCGCTTGAAGGAGCAAAAGGAAAACAATAATGAGCTGGATTGCCCCATTCTATTTACACCAATTACCATGGAGGCAGTGGCATCGAAGCGTGCCATATCGATTGCGAAGTTTGGACAGAATGGCATCATTATAGGCATGAACTTTGTAAGCGCTGTTGCACTTACAGAGTGGTTTAAGACTCGTCAGTCACATCCTCTTACGAATCAGCCGCTTGGAATCAACCCTCTTGCGCTGCGAGCAAAATATGCTACAGATCTTCTGACTTTGGAGGAGCTGCACTTGATAGAGGCAAGCAAACAGTTTGATCTTACTCCAGAGCAAGTTCAGGAATTGTTTCCAATCTTTCTTAAGGAATCCGAGACATTTCAGCACCGATTTCCTCTGGAGCATGCCTGGATGCAGTGTCATCTCAAGATGGGTGACACAGGCATTCATACAACATTTGATGGCACTGCAGGAGAGCAGCGTGTAGCAGCGATGGCTTTTCTGGCAGACAAGTCAGTGGGAACAGGTGTCTTTCGTCTTTCCTCTATTCAGAGCACGAATCTAGTAGAGTGTTTTGCTATCTCGTATGTGTTATCTGCACAAAAGACAGCTATTGTAAATGGCCAAACGGTGGTGATTCAAGCAGCAAATATTCGCCATGTGGCTGTTATACATGTGATGGGATATGGCTATGCAATGATAGGAGCACAAGTTGGTCAGAAACTTCCTGAGATGGATGCAGATGGTCATTCAAATGGTGTTTCGCTTCCATCATATGATCGAGTATGGGCATCTCTTCTCGATCTCCTCATGTACCTTCGGATGAATGCCGTGGGGTTTGATCTAAGCCGCATGGTTCTTCATCAGTAAATAATAACGCTTATAAAAATAAAAAGATTGGCTCATCAGCCAGATGGGTTAATCTTTTTCATAATTTAAAATAAAAAATTGAAATTGATGGTAGACAAAAAGTAGTCAGCCTACAAGATCATAGAATCACAGTAGATAACTCCGAGATAGCAACTCGTATAAAATCCCCTCTCCACGCTCTCCATGACTGAGACGATTCGCAACCGATTATTTGTCCTGCAGTACAAACTGTATGATCTGACTGATTATGATAGACGACGATCTTCTTCTACAGAAGATATGGAGATTCTCGCTACAATGAAAGAACTATTTGTCCTTATGGATCAATCCCAATGCTGGAAATGGGAAGATGAAACCGAAGAGTGGCTCAAAGCCGAGGACATCATGACTAGACTGACATTTTACAAAGGTCAATACCGAATGATCGATGGGCTTCCCGTTCATGGATATTGGTTATGGCGTGATTCAAGTGAAGCGCGTGAATTGTGGTATATCATGGACACACTTCAACGCCATTTGGAAGAATTCAATGTCTGATCTTCTTGAGGTTTCATACAAACAGACAAAAAATAAAAAAGACGAAAAACAAAAAGACTAACCATCTTTTTTATTTTTTAAATAAAAAATTGAAATGAAATTTTTAATTAGTAAAATCAGCCTGCATCATTCTAACCATGTCTGCTATTGTCCAAGCTACTCCGTTGCGCCGCCCTGCGCCTGCATCCACGGATGCGCCTTCCAAGAAAGCCAAGATTTCCAAGGAGATTCCTTGGATCGTACCTCAGGCTCTTTCCATGGAGTCTGTGGAGTTGGCGGTTGATCCTGAAGAAGCGCGTAACCAATTCACGGATATGATGAAGAAGCCATGCGGAACCTGCGAGGGTTGTGTGACTCGTCTTGCACACAAAGAAACGTGGGATGTTACCACGGCGGTTGCAAACCATGCTCGCAAAATGCAAGAAATCAAGTATGAATGCAGTCGAAAGATTCATACAGGCTTCGTCTCCAAGAAGCAATACAATCTCTACATCATTACTAAATGGTGTGAGATGATGGATTCTGCCATTCTGAAGAACTCTGCGAAGACGCGCAAGGAGGCGGAAGAGATGTTAAAAAAAGGAGATGCTCTTCTTGGCCAAATGAAAGAGGAACGCACATCCCAGCTGAAGATGATTGATGGACTCATTGCAGAACACACTCGTTTGAAAGCAATTGAGGTTGAGGATCTTACCAATTGCGAGACAGGAATGATTCATCACATTGAGAAGACCATTCGTGCCATGCATGTCATCTGTGCGGAGATTAATACGCTCATTGATCGTTATCGTGCGGCTGCGAATTCTGTTTGGGATGTTTGCCAAGGGGTGTCATCAACTTCTGTGTCAACTGCCGCAACCACTCAGACGGAGAATAAGTAAATGAGAATAGAGGAGAAAACCTCTACAAAAACCAAAAAAGCGGCGGTCTTTTTTGTTTTAAAAAATTGAAAAGTAATGGTTAATAAATAAGTCAACGCGCTTCTCCATGTTATCCATTGCTTCTCCCGCTATCCAAGCTCACATGAACCGATTCGAGTTGATTGACAACCACGCAGGTTGGTTCAACCTGTATGAGGAGTTTTACGTAGGCGACGGATTGACTCCTGCGCATGATAAAATAGACAAAGATACTGCGATTCTGCGTGCCACGTTCCAAGCCCTTGCCAATGCCGAACAGTTGCGAGTGCGACGAGCGATTGCCTTGACGGACGATGAATATGGCGAACTATTCTATCACGAAATACAAATCCTTGACCAAAACAAACAAGTGGTTCATACCATCCGTGGCACCATTGATAGAGAGTATGCTCGTTGGGCCCCCGCAGAAGAATACTTCATGCGATCGGCGCTGGCACCTTCGTTTTGGGATCCAAATCAAGTGACAGTGGACATGGTGTTACCACTCACCTTTCCCAATCGCCCTGAGTTTCTGGATGCCGATGGACTTCCTCTTGTGTGCCCTTTTCTTAGATATATGGATAGCTTTTATGCCATCCCCATTGAGATTGGCAGGAATTTTGTCACGAATGACTTTGAAACCGAAGAGATGCGACCTGTGCACAGTCGCAAACGTTGCATGGAGCGGTGCAACGTCATCAAGGAAGACTTGATGATCAAGTGTTGGAGCCCTGTGCGCGTGGAGAAACTCCTTCTGGCGGGGTACGATGTAGAGGACATGTAACCAATCTCGAAAAACCAAAAAAGCGGCGGCTTTTTTGTTTTAAAAATTGAAAAACCCAATGTTGTAAAAAGTACTAACGACAAGCTTCTTATAACGATGTCGTATTACCACATGCTTACGCCTGCTCAAATTGAAGATCGAAAAAAGGTCTATGATAGAGTGATTCAAAAGGAGGGATCGCAACTTTTAGAAACATATGCAATCTATGATCTTACGCCGCACCAGAATGATTATTTGACCGATTACATTGGTTATTTGATTTATCGTGCACTTCGTCTTCGACAAAAGTATCATAGCAAGTCTGCGAATATTATGGAGTATATGATCGCCTATCATTTAGCCGATTATTCTCTGACTGTACTCATTAAGACAATCGGTATAGATTCTGTCAAGAATGTAAATGCATCTCGTATGATAGAGAGATTCTTGAAAGGCAATGAACTCTAAATACAAAATAAAAAGGATTGGCTCACTCTCCAGGTGGGTTGATTTTTTTATAAAAAATTAAAAATAAAAATAAAAAATTGAAAGTAAATTTAGCATAAAGAGTAGTTAACTCATAAATCAAAGTACAACCCGATTTACGTTTCCACGCCCTATCCAAGAATGTCTGCATCATCTGTTCCCGTGTATCTCCCTGGCGACACGCTTCGCTTCTATCCGCAAGGATTAAGCAACCATTACACGGCGATTGTTCTTGCGGATGGAACACTTCTCAGTGTTCCTTCTCGCAAGCCTTATCCGACGTTGTCTCACTGGGGTATGACGCTACCTGAGTGGGATTCGAGTGAGGTATTGGTGAATCATCGTCGCGGCGATCCTGAGCCTGCGCTTCGTGAAGAGCGTAAGGTGCCATCTGCGCCTCTTAAGCAGAAGAGAAAGTATGACGCTCGTTATGCGTATCCTGCGAAGACGCTCTTGCGATATTACTTTGATGACTCGGATAACCACGTAACAGCGCTTGTGGTTGCAGATACGTATATCTTGCAACTGAAGCCTGTCAAGAAGAGTTTTGCCTCGGTGGATGATTGGCTCGACTCGATATCAGAGGAGGGTATTTGGGAGGAGGATCTCACGGTTCAAATGCCCAACTCGGTGGAATACCCGCATACCAAATGCAAAATTCCCTTGTACAAGGGAAAAGTGTCAGATAACGAGGAGATTACTCTATCAGAGTCGTTTGATGGGATGCGGATTGAAATCACGGGTCCGTCTGACAAGGTCAGACGTTCGCTTGACCTTATCTTTCAATCGATGAAGATTTAAAAAAAAAGAAAAAAAGAGGAGACAACCTCGTAGAAAAGAACCAAAAAAGTGTGCACCCTTTTTTGTTTTACACGGTTGTAGATTGAAAACGCCGATTACATGATACAAATAAAATTGAATTTATTTTATTTGTATGAGATACTATCCAACAACAAAATGTCAATCAAGGAAATCAATGTATCTCAGCCATGGTTTGATTATATTAAACTTGGTAAAAAAACAATTGAAGGCAGATTAAATAAAGGTATGTTTTCACAACTCAAAAAGGACGATATTATTAAATTTGTAAATAAGGACGAGCATGTTATCGTGAGAGTTGAAAAGATACAATATTATGACTCTTTCTTCCAATATTTAACATTGGAGGGTCTGGAAAGAACATTGCCTGATGTATATACGATTGAAGAAGGAATCAATATATATTATAAATATTATACAAAAGAACAGGAAAAAGAGTATAGGATTTTAGCTATATCGATTGAATTGGTAGATGACTAAATTTAATAATATTGTATCATACACATCGGCATTTGAAATCTTCAAAGGTATAAAAAATTGAAATTATAAATAACCATTTGTTGATTAACCCTGATTCCATGTCGTCCCTTCTTTTTGAGACAAGCGGTGACACAATGTCGTTTGCTGTATCATCTCTTCAAAATGCACATGCCCGTGTACTTGAGCCGCTGTTTGATCAATTGTCAGTCATAGAGACTCTACCTCTAAGTAAAAAGGTGAAACCTAATATGATTGACAAATGTCGTACTATGATATGGAATGTTATCAAAAAGGTCGAATCCATGATTGTATGTGGAGAGACATATATTGCAGCGAGTCAGTTTCATTTTATCCCTCCGCTGATAGACGATCTGAATATACTTGCACAGAAGTACACGGAAAATCTTGACCATTTCAAGAATATTCACACGATCACGATTGATGATCTGATTATTGCTATTATTCTCTATTCTTGTATCTAATTAACATATAAACAAAAAGAAAAAAGGGGTAACCCACCCTTTTTTCTTATATAGGATAGATTTGTAGTAGATTTCTCCCTATTTATTTCGTTGTAGTAGTTCATTCTATAAATTTTAAAAAATGGAAAATAAAAATTGAAATGAAAATTGATCTGAAAAGAGACTATCCTTAAACAGATTATAACGTTTAAACATTCCAAGCAAAGCAAATTACAACATGTCTACTGTTTCGATTCCGACCGCTTCCATGATTGAGTCTCAGCAGGAGGAGACTCCGTTTGAGTACATGATGACGGTTATCAAGACGCTTGATGCAGCTGATCTGGCGAAAATCATGAAGGCGGTGATTGTTGAGTTGGAGAAGCGATTCAAGGGTGCAAAGCCGACGAAGTCCGCAAAGAAAGCGGGCAGCATGCCGAAGGGCGTCGTACCTCCGCAGCTTAAGAAGCCGCGCGCGTGGGTTGACTTTACTCTGAAGCATGCGCATGAGAATGGATGGGAGTCGTTCACTGTGCATCAGACGAAGAAGGACAAGGTGACAGGTGAGAAGATTGAGGAGGAGATCGAAATGCCTGGATCCATTGAGGTGGATGGTCGTCACATCTTTCCTGATTCGGTGGATGAGAAGAATCCTCAGGGAAAGACCTTGATCCATAAGGATGCGATGTCGTTGTCGAAGCAGCGTTGGGCGCCAAAGGCGTCTGAGGGTACACATGAGGAGTTGTATGAGGAGTTCTTGGCGCAGTATGAGGAGGACGAAGAATCGGAGCAGAGTTCTGATTCGGAGTCTGAGAAGACAATTGTTCGTGTGTCAGCTGCTGACAAGGCGGCAGAGAAGGCGAGAAAGGAGGAGGAGAAAGAGGAGAAGAAGCGCTTGAAGGAGGAGGAGAAAGCCGCGAAGGCTGCTGAGAAGGAGGCGGAGAAGGCTGCAAAGCTTGCTGCGAAGGAGAAGAAGGCTGTTGTAGTGGCGCCTGCAAAGGTGGTTCCTGCAAAGGCAGTGTCTCCTGCAAAGGAGAAGAAGGCGGTAGCTGTTCCTGCTGCTCCAGTGAAAGCAAAGGAGGTGAAGGAGGAGGAATGGTCGTGCAAAGCGGATGGCGCTCTGCATAAGTGGAAGTTCAATGGAGAGAATATGTTGCGCAATTCTGACAATGAAGTGTGGAAGGCGAATAAGACGGGTGGTCTTGGTGACTGGATGGGCATCTATGATCCGACGACGAAAACATTTGATGACTCGGTGGAGGAGCCTCAGTTCGATGATGAGGAGTAAGGTAAAAAACAAAGTAAATGGTAAAATAAAAAGGAGGCGATCCCTCTTTTTTATTTGAGGAATATCAATTAATTTAAATAAGTAAGAGAGTGATAGGATGCTTCATGTAAAAACGGATGAGATCTATGGAAAAAATGAGGTGGTTAATTCAAATGATTTACGCAAACATTTAGTGAACATTGATTCGCGATTTCGAAAGTCACATTTAGAGCCACCGACAGATTTTTTGTATCCATTTGCGCATTCTTACAAAAATGTGATTAAGGCGCGGGTTGCATCGGTAGAGATTCCGATTGGGTTCTATAACTTTTCAAAGGTGAAGAAGAACACGATGTTCCGTTTGGATGTGACGGATTATGTGGGAATTCAACATTTTCTGCAAATTACGATTCCAGATGGAGACTATACGCCGCTGCAGTTAGTAAAGGCAATTCAGGAGCAATTGAATGCAATTCGAGATACGTATGGCTTATTTTTCAGGATTACATTTGACGAGTCAACTCGCAAGGTGACGATCTGTCATGATGGTTCGGGTCCTCCTCCATGTCCAAGGGCGCCAACTCATACACCCGTTGCGTATGGTCTTACATTTGCAATGGTTGGATTAGAGGATCGCAGGTATGACTTTGGATTAGGATATAATTTGGGATTTAGTGAACATTTTTACACGGTGGAGGCTCCATTTTGTGTCACAGGTGAGTCGCTTATTTCGACAACGGGAGATAATTATTTTTTATTAGCGATTGATGATTTTTATACGGTGGAGCATCGAACGAATGATGATTATATTCAGTGTTTGGCAAAGATTTTGGTGAAGAAGAATCATTCTGGAATTATTTTTGATGATGGTTATACTGTTCTTTCGAATGATATTATTTTTCCAAGACCGGTTGATTTGAAGCAGGTACGTGTACGTTTAGTGGATATGTATGGAATTCCGATTGAGTTGCATAATTTAAATTTTTCAATTTCGTTGGAGATTACGGAGGTCATGAATGTGCAAATGTATGATAACTATCGTGGTTATTTATGGAATAAAGAAGAACCGCGAGCAGTGTATCAGACGAGTGGGTCATCGGCTATTATTGCACCGCCTGCACGAAATTACAACTAAAAGACTAGGTGTGATTAAGAGGTAAATGTGTGAATGGTATGTGGTAGCAGATGGAGTAAAATGGTATGATTGTGGTGAATATGTACTTGAGATAGTGGGACATGATGGTGTGCGATATGTACGGCGATGTGCTTCTTTATCAATAGGTATAAGAAGATAAATATATATTTTTAAGAGTATGGCGCATTTTAAAATATATAATTTTATGGAGATGCATATATTGTATTTATTTTTAAAATATATACAATAATAAAGAATAGGGAAATGGTAAGATATAAATATTATCCCAGTGTTAATAACGACACGATCAATTATTCAGTGTCATTTAGCAATGGACAATGGTTTGAATATCAAAATCCAATCACGAATGACAGTAGACCAAAGATATATTATGCTAATATAGATGATTGGGTATCCTCCCTTCCTACACCATTATTAGGTAGGTTTGAAGAAATACAAAATAATAAGCCCGCTATACGATTACAGTCGCCACCAACTATAGCATCTAGTAGAGCAGCTACACGGCAACCGGCTCGACAAAGTATGTCATCTAGTAGCTCAGCGCAGGCTGCAGCTAGTAATCAGCAGTCGCCGCCAACTATGTCATCTAGTAGCTCAGCGCAACCTACATGGGCTTCAATAGCTGCTATATCTGCGCAACAAGCCAGAGTAACTTTAAAAAGAAAGACTATTGCACCTAATGTGAAACACAATAGTAGTAAATCTAGTAAAAATTATAACCCACAACCGATAAATGAAGAAGAATTTTCTGTAGCATGTCAGCCATTGACATTTTCTGAGCCTCCTGGTAAAAAATATTACGCACCTACCCCATACAGACCACGCATTAATGCATCTGCTGTATCTTTTAATGAAACAGAGAGTGATAGTTTATTTAATTATATTAGAGCAAGTTATAGGACTTTACAGGGAATAAACGATACTGGTAACTTGAGTGGAATAATAGATAAATTATATGGAACAGATGTAAAGAGAGAACCACATAGTGTAGAGAAAGTTCTTGAAGAAGATACGGATTTGCAAGAATGGTATACTGTTGCTGAAATGATTAGAAGTTACCTTGATTTTTATCATGATTTTGATCATAATTCTTTTGGAATTATAATTGAGCCTATTATGGTTGATTTTGAAAATCATATACTAAAATATATTAAGAGTCGTGATGTTAAAGACTGGTATCGTACATGGAAAAAACGAATTAATACTTCTAGAATTTTTAAAGGATCTGGTACTGTGGATCAAATTGTTTGTCGCAGTCTAATGTCAAATATGATAGATGAACTTCTTATAAAAAATCATAGCAAGATTCCATGGATTCCTCTTAGACAGAAGGATGCAGTTGTAGAGACATTTCCAGTTAGGGTTCAAAGTCACACATATGACGTAAATAAACTTTATAATGCACTATGGGAGAGAGGTATTAAATCATGTTTTGCAGAGTCATTTGCCGATGGATTTTATGATTATTTAATGAGTCATAATCGTGAATTACGTCAAGCGTTACATTTAAAAAATCGAACAATGCCTATTGCAAAATGGGACGGTGGAACAGGATATACAGGTATAAATGCAGCAAATGCAGAACTTGCAGAAATTAAATCACCTGGAGATCTTGATATGTTTGGTGGGGTAATAACTGTAAGTGTTAATCAAGATAATAATGTATTAGAACTAATGTATAATGTAGAAGAAAAGCATCTACCTATAATTAGAATAGATAATACTAATAAATTCTTATCACTATCTCTTAATCGATTGTTGGTTACACTAGGTCGTTCTCCATATAGAGGAGATCAAATATTAGATAATAGTCCTCTTGTTATACATCCTAAACCTGCTCGTAATATAGATCTTAGTCGATTAACTCTTTTAAAAACATGGACGGATTATATGCAAACTCGTGCATTAACTCGACACTATGCTCTACGTCCAAAAGATCTAATTGGTGTTGTAACAGTTGATATTTGTTGGAATTATACAGCTCGTATGTATGGTTATCCATTTGTTATGCTTAGTACAAAAACAGCTGTTATATTATATTGTTATGATCCAGATGCTGTAACTGGATATAGCCAAGAGATTACACGACAGCGTATTACAACATTTGCTAAAGTACTTTCTCTTGTTGATGATGGAATAAATATAACTGAACAAGATATATATAAGCTTGCAAACAAGTGGTTTTTAGAAAAATATGATGGTATGGTTCAACATCAACATACATATAATAATCCTTCTCTCTATCTTACTATATTTTATACAAAAAAATTATGGGAAACTATTCGTAATAGATTGAATGTTGAAATAGAACGCCTACTAAATATAAAAAAAGAGATCATTTTGGGAAATCCATTATCAGCTGAGAATCGTCAATTTATTGATCTTTTTCCAACAGATATTAATAAATGGTTTTTACGTTTTGTCTCAGCAGAGGATATTATTTTTGGAATGTATGAAAGAATAGATAAATATCGTAAGTATATGACAATGATACAAGGATATAGAGTAGAAAGTATGAAAAATAGAGATTTTGTTGCTATTGATTGGAAAAAAAGATATGATGCGATATACGATGTGGTAGAGGCCATACCAGATATAGATCGAATTCAACGTCAGATGACTATCGTATGGATTTTAGTCATGACATATAGAAATAATAGAGGTGGAATTAGTGCATTATATCCAACTCTTCAATTCATGTTAAAAAGATTTGTATTAGACACACAAATTATATCTCATAACAATCGGGTGCTAGATATACAAGAGTTTGTTTCTGCAAATGTTATGGAGAATTTCTGTTTACCTACCCCGTCTCCATCAAATGTATCAATCAACAATCTTATTACACTTCTACGTATTGCTAAATTAGGAAAGTTAATCATTCCTAAAGATATAGCTCCTCGACAATATAATTTAATTAATGCAATGGATGTATATAGAGTTATTCTTCGAAATTCTAAAATATCTGAATTTTTTGAAAATGGATTATTTACATTATGGATATTATCAGATAAAAATTGTCCATATACATGCCCTGAATTTATTGCAGAATATAGAGACATATTTGAAAGCAGTCCTGCGGATATAGAGCTTGACAATTTAGCCACCTGTTTTATTGAAATGATACCAGCTGATGTAGTTACATATTCAATTGATGATCAATTGAAAGATCGTAAGCGTCAATCAAGAATTTCTAAAAAGTATTCTTCTAAAGAACAGATAAAAAGTTTATTATCATTTACTATAGCTAACGATTCTGATGCATCATTCTCAGCGCCAATTGCAGTTAATCATAGTGCTGCTGCAGCACCCTCCTCAGCAATGAATGCAGTTAATCAGAAAGCTGCTGCCACTAACCAAAATGCTGAATCAATGGGGGGTACGCGTAATAGGTCATTGCGATTAATAAAAAAGTATTCTTTGAAAAAACGGCGATATATAAAAATTAGAAAAACAAGAAAGAGGTTGTAATTTGTATAAATGTATTATTTTTAAATTTATAATATAAGTATAATTTTAAAAATCAATGGTGGATCTAAAGTATGAATGTAAGTAGTGAGTAGTAAAAGATGAGTGTATTATTAAAGATGAAGCCGTTATTGTATGGGATGTATGAGGAGATGAGTGAGTTATATGAAGAGAATGTGAGATATAA